CTTTCCCCCTCAAAAGATATACGAAGGTCGACAACAGAAGAGTTAAGGTCTTCCATATTTTTCATTATCCTGCTCAGAAAGTATCCTACAACCGCAAGCAAAATTGTAAGTACGCCGGATATAAGCAAGTATACAGATTTGCCTACCCCCTCAACGGTAAGTAATTCTGCGCTATCTTGGGCTGCCTTTAACAAAATAAGAAATTCCATAACATATTGAGATTTAAGATATGCCCCATAGAACCGTTAAATCCTGTGGGGCACTGGAAACCTATTTATAAGTTTTTACCCTGGCTTTCAGGGTAGCGACCACATCAGAGTTCTTTGGGTCTTCCAAAAAGAGTATTGCCCCCTCAATGGTATCTCCTATCTTCTGGTCACCGTTAAGTACAATATTCCCAACCCGTCTGAGGGCTTCTTTAGAAATACAGTCCTCCAGGAAAGCCCTTGCTTCAAGGTGCTTATCTTTGACAACAGAAAGAAACTCCTGTGGGCTGTTTTCTTTTAAAGCGTCCAGGCGAAGTTCACGTTCCTGCTCAGGAAGTGAAAGCGCGATGGGGTCCATAATAGTAAGTACAAGTTCGAATTTCTTCTTGTCCGATACTATCTTCAGGAACTCTTTTTCCGCATCTTTACGAACCTGTAGAGCTTCGTATTTTTTGATGGTCTCTTCTTTGGGGTCATAGAAATAATACTGGTGTATAACTCCCATGGCTGATTTCTCATCAGCTACCTTCGGATTAGCTTTTATAAATTTGTACTTGATAAAATCCTGTACATTTATAGGGTCTTCTTTTTCATCTTTCCCTATCTCAAGACGTATACCTACCCCATCAATTTTAACAGTAAGAGACGCGAAGTAATCTTCTACTTCCTTGTAAAATCCCTGGGAAGTATTACTTACCCCAAGAATAAGGGGCATATACTTTTCAATTTCTTTAATCGTAAGTCCGCTAAAAACTTCTCCGGAACCCCCCAAAGTTGCCCCCACACCTCTTGTAGAGTCTTCGTATAAATGGTCTGGCAAATTTGTCTTGTTAGGCTTTCTCCTTACTTCGATAATCTTTGAACTCATAGTTTTTAAAATTTTGTTTATTGTTTAAAAGAAGGGGGAAGCAGCATATCGCTCCCCCCTATTTAGAATATACCACAACCGCCTATTGGCGAACACATTCCAAGTGGATACAGTTGGTAGCCCTACGAATAGAAACACCGCCTGTTTTGAAGAAGTGGACAGAGCCACCGTCAATGTCCGAAGCACGGAGGTTGTTGCCGGAGAAACCTTTGGGGATTTCCATACCAGCTACTGCCCAACGCCTTTCGCTACGTCCGTCCTGGTAAACCATTTTGATGTTAGGCTCACCATCATACACAGACATATCAAGGAAAATCATCCTGTAGGATTCCAAAGGAAGTCCTGTGCGGGGATGTTTGTAAGAGTTATTGGCACGAGGTCCGTTGTCGAACAAAGGAAGTTTACGAACTGTGATGGTATGACCATCAATATGCTCGTACTGGGTGAAGAATCCACCAAGAGACAAGTTACGACCCGAACCGCTAACAAACGATTTTGGGTCAGTGTTCTTGATGTATGCTCCCTGAGCAAGCTCTTCCTTCATTGCATCGTCGAACTCTTCCATACCACCTGTACCGGTAAACAGAACAATGTTCATTTTCTGTGCGTCTGTGGCGCCATAAATGGCATCACGCACAACATTCTTCAGTTTTTTGGCGGTCAGCTTGGCATAGGTGTCGTAGTTTGGAATTTGCTCCAAAACACCTGAACCAATGGTGATAATTTTACCGTTTGCGTCCTTGAGCAATACTTTGCCTTCAGAGTCACGGTTGTAGCGGGAATACCAATACAGGGTCTCGATTTCTTCTTTCCATTGCAGCATGTACTGCCACTCTTCGAAGTCGACCCAAAGTTTGGTACGTTTGTTGTCAATGTTGAATTCAACATTAACTACGCGGTTTTGGGAGTTACCCTCAAACCTGTACGACTTACGGATTGCTGTGATTTGGTTCCTCATATGGGAAGGAGCAGTCCAGAAACTTTCGTTTCCGGTAGAACCGCCATAAGGGGTAACCGGAGCAAAGAGCTGAGACCATAGTTTTCCAACTACATCCGCCTCAACAACTGATTCGTGCTCCATAGACGCAATCACACAGGGATATACCCAGCCTTTTGCGCCCTCAACAGCGTCGTCAACAATACGCACCTGAAGCCCGTCGGGGGACTCAAGGATGTATTGTTTTACAAACCGTTTTTCGGTGAAGGTAATATAGAGGCGCGAACCCCCAATACCTGTACCTTTAAGCTCTACCGCCATTACAGATTTAGTCAATCTTCCCATTACAGGATAATCGTACTGAATGTCGTTTAGTGCTTTTACATTGTTCATACCTTCAGTTAAGAAGGACAAAGGAAATCGCCTGTCTTCACGCCCTGCCAGATGAGTAATCACGGGAGATAGCTTATCCGGCTGTGTAAGCATTGCATTTGCAAGCGAATTCTCGTCGGTCATACCCTGTGCATTGAACACATCATGGGTTAACCTCAGTTTTTCGATAGCCATAGCTTTAAGTTTTAATTAATAAAATAAGTAGCTATCTCCCTACCTTTGAGAGCTTTTCTGTTTACTGCTAAATCTGTGCGGACCGTTTGATTACTGCTATTGTCCAAATAAGGCGTTGAAATCGGGAATATCAGGTATAGACTTGCCTATGCTTTTGTCTGTCCGTGTTACCCCCAGTTTATTTGTTTTTTGTTTGGAGAGCTGCTCTTTCAGCTTTTGGGCTGTAAGGCTTTTGGCTTTCTTTGAAACCATATCCCCCAATTCGAATTTTTTGAAAAATAAATATTCAAGGGCAAGCTTGTCCTGCATGGACATACTTTCCCTTTCAATGTCCCTTTGGGTTTTTCCCTCTTTGTTAGCTCCAAACATCCACTTTTCAAAAGCTGGTTTTTCCGCTTCCGGGATTCTGAAGTTTCCTGCGAGTTCACCTTTATTTATGACACCCTTTATCTCAGAAACAGCCTGTTCTGCTTTCGCCTGCTGGTCCTGAATATTTTTTTGTGTTGCTGCGTCCCTTGCTGCCTTTTCTTTTTCGTAGTTTCTCTTCAGATACTTTTGCGCAATGGCAGCCTGCTTTTTCAACAGCCCTGTATCTTCATAATCCTCCAGGGTTTCTTCAATAGCGTCCTGTTCAAATCCCTGAGAGGTGAGTGCTTGTTTAATAACCGTCTTCAAAGTTTCGTCACCGGCAGAAGACAAGTCAGAATCCAGGTATGCAGGAGCACCCTCTGAACCTAAATAGTCCTCTTTTTTGCCTCCCTGGGCAAGGTGTTTCATATACTCATAGGCATCAGGGAACCTTTGAAAAAGTTCATTGACTTTTTGGGCAGCAATCGCTTCTCCCGCCTTTTTGGTATATTCTGCAATACCCTCAATAGACTCATCAAATTCCCCTTCGATGTCGTACCCAAGAAGACCGGACAACTCTTTTATAATGCCTAATGGTTCTTCCTGTTCGTCGTCTGAGGGGGCTTCGTCCTCTTGCTCCTGCTCAGGTTCGTCCTTCTTACTTTTTTTGCCAGGAACTTTCTTATCCTCTTCGGGGGTATCCTCTTTGGGCTCCTCTTCTTCTTGTGCATCAAGGTTGTCCTGGGCATCTGAATCCTCATCATCATCGTCGTCACCAAAGCTTCCGCTGGCGCCGTCCAAGAGGTCATCTACGTTAACATTACCCAAATCAAGGGCATTGGTCTTTCTTTCATCTTTCTTTTCTGTGGAGTTTTCCATGGTTTATTTTTTAGAATTAGAATTTTTATAACTACGGGCTTCTCGTATCCTGGAGATTCTCTCCTGGACTTTAAGTGCCTCTCTTTCAATTTTTAATTTTTCCTCTTCAAGACTCTCCTTTGCCATATTCTTCCTTTTTTCCTCTTCCAGTTTTTCTCCTTCGATGGGCATACCCTTTGCTGATAGCTCCATCTGTTTGATAAGTACTTTTGTGGCATTGTCGAGCTCAACAAGTTCGCGTTCATGCAACTGTGTATCCTCACGGTCTTCCAGGCGCATCTGCTCAATTCTTTCCATACTTTCCTGTTCGCGTTGTGCAGCAGCCATTTCAGCCTGTTCCTGCCTTTCGTCAACTTCTTTGAGAAGTGTCTTAATCTTTTCAAAATTCTTTGCATCAAGTATTTCGGCAATAGTGGAAGGCTTCCCTCCGTTCTGGGTAAACTCTAGACTCAAGGAGCGCAATGACTCCAACTTTTCCCTTTCGTCAGCAGAGTACCAGGCGAATATCCCAAGCTCTGCGTATGGATAGTTTTCTGCATCAATGTCCAAAACCGAATTCTTACCTTCGGAGCTTATGTACATCGCTTTCTTGCCGTCTATCCAGGCAATCTGAGAGAGGTCTAACAGACCTTGCATTTCAGATTGTTCAAATGTTTCAAACCTTCTGAACAGCTCTTCGGAAATAACAGCAGACTGAAACACTGCCCTTTCGGTTATTCCTTTTCCGGCAGAAGTCTTAATGTCCCCAAGCCTTTGTGGGGTAATCCCCATAAGCTGTTCCCACTCGCCTTTAATGGTAGCAAGAAGCTCAAACTGAGAGGATATATACTGTCCCAGGGACATATCAAGAACAGACCATTGGTTGAAGCTGATTTTGTCCCCTGACTTGGAAGAAGCCGTGGAATCTACATAAGCAACCCCGGAAGCATCCATGTGGTACATAAACTTTTCTTCGTCCCATCCATGGCGCTTAGGGATTGTATTCATCTCCATAAGCAATATTTTGTCCTTGTTCTTGGCTATTGAAAGCTCAAGCCTGTAGTGGAATATATTGTACAGTATTTGGTAAGGGAGCCCGATTGAAACTACACTTATAGGTTTAGCGTTCCTGTCTGAATAAATCCTTCCGTTATAGGGGAGTTTACATTTAGAGGGGTTGTCTATGCTGGCACGTTGTCCAGGGAGTTTTCGTATGCCTATATACTTGTCATTTCCAAGGCGGTGACCTTCCCAAACTTCGTTTACCCAATACCAGTCAATTTTTTCCCCTTTCAGAGGAACATAGGTATCGTCTACTTCTATGGTTTCTATTTCCCCGTATTCGTTCTCCCGCTCTAAAAACCCTACCTTGGCAAAAGCTTTCCATGCAACATGGTATACAGGAAGTGCCCTTTTCGGGTCATTGCTTTTATCTTCGCGCAATATGCTTGCCAGCCAATCACTGCCATAACTTGAATACCCGCTTTCAAGTTCCTCAATATCCTCTTCGGTCAGTTCGTCCCAGAAAGTGTCCACTATATCGTTAATAGTCATCAACTTTCTTCTGGACACCCAGGAACCATCCTGTATAAAAGTAACCCCCTGGGACTTGTCATAGCAAATATCGTCGGGGGTAAATATCTCGTACTCTATGTCTTTGTGCATTACATTCTTGTAAGACACAACCAGCCCTGTAACCACGAAGTCAAAGAACCCTGTGAGGAACTTATCTACCAGATCAAGATTATATTTTATGTACTCCAGGGAATCTTGTCCCTGTATTGCCAGACCGTCTTTATAAGAAGTATTGAAATTGCGTATGAGTTTCTCCAATTGGGAAGTATCGTAGTCTTCCTGTCCGGTCTCCATGCCCTCTTCGTTGGCAATATTTACAAGAAGTTGTTTGTAGTACTTAGTGACCAGCTCTTTCTTTTTTTCCTGAAAGGTATTAACTGCTTCGGGAGTGCTGTTTATCACACTGAAGGTATTGGGTCTTCGGGCTTTTTCTCCCAGGAGTAAATCCACAACAGGCTTTATAATGTTGTAGTTACGTATCCTGGCAGGCAGCTGTCTTTGCTTTCCTTCCTTTGTTTTGTACGGGTCAGAAACATACCCATAGTCCGTTTTCATGTCCAGCTCCCCATTGTACGCCCCATACAGTTTAAGATAGTCCAGGTCACGAATAGTACCAAATTCTGAATTGTCCAGAATCGCCTTTATCGTGTCCTTTCCCCACTGAGAACTATCCTTTGTTTTCTCAGCAGTAGAAACCTTTTGTTTGGGTAAAAAAGAAATGTCCATGACGCAAATTTAAGGAGTATTAAAAGGGAAAGAAATAAAATTTCGTATATGAAAGGATTCCTTTATTTATATAGCCTTTTTAGTTATTTTATTACGTATTAGCTGTACAAATCGCGGGAAAAGAAATCGTCCGCTTCCTCATAGTATTCCTGCTCCACTTCTACCGCGCTCAGGGCTTTCATAAAGTACATACCTATGAGCAAGGCACTTACACGGTCAAAGTTTCCACGCTTATCGTTATACCGGATAAGTTCCTCTAAAAGCGGCAGTTCGTATATATAGTGGAGATTAAAGCTTGCAGCACCTGACTCGTCTTTGGAACGCAAGGTTTTCAGCCAGTCCCTTACATAAACAAGCCCCTGTTTTTTCTTCTCTGCCGAAGACATCGACATACCGTACTTTCTCCCAAGCCGCCTTACTTTAAGACCAGAAGATTTGTCAAACAATTCCGGCTCTTCTATAAGGTAGTTTAACTTATGAAACCTTTTGGCGTAGGGTATAACTTCCCCCCTGTCATTTTCAAAGCCTATCTTGGCATTGTAATACTGGGCAAGAAGGAATAAATTTCTGTTATAGTCATCCTGGGACTGGGGTCTCCCTACATAGGAAGCCACAATCATATCATCCGGACGGCTTATATTGTTGGGTCTTTTTATAACGTATGCAGCACCAAGACTGAGTTTCTTGCCTTCGGTATCCATTGCGTAAGGGTCATGGGCAATTATGTACATGCCCGAAGGGGTACTGTTATCCGTTTCCCTGAAAGGCGGCTGGTATATAACAACAGCACCTGTAAGGTCATCCCCCTGGTCATGGGGAAACCTTAGAATAGGACGTACAGTCGATGAAGGCAAAAACCTTACCCCGGAGTCAACGGTTTCTTCCAATATCCCGGCAACCCCGATATTCGAAAGTGTACGGTCACGCAGGATATTGTTCCGGTGCTGGTTAAGCTCCGCTACAGGAAAGATGTTCGAACTGGTCTGCATAAAAGCCTCAGAAGGGCTGAAGCAGTACTCAATCACATACCCGTCATATACACTTGCATCTGTTGTCGTCTCTTTTATTTTCTGGCGCAGACGCTCAGAATATTCTTTTGCCTCTTTTATCTGACTATTACCATCTTTGTCGTAAAAGCCTTTCAGGTTTTTGTATTGTGGGAAAAAGTGTCCCCCAAAAGTAGAAAGGGCATCTTCGTCCCAGATGTTCTCTATCGGCAACAAGTTATAAGGCTCAGGGTTGTAGTACATAGACTCAAAGTCAGCTGTACCCCCTTCAATATCGCCGCCCGTACCAAATATAAGAATCTGCCCTGTTACAAGCGCACCGTCCATTACAGAAGGCTCTGTGGCTTTGAAAGCCTTCTTCAGGTTGTCAAATGCCCCGGCTTCTTCGAAGATAACCAGGTTGGAGTCCTTTCCACGGGCAGCATCAGGATTGTCCTGAAATGTTACTGCAACCACCTCACTTTTATACCCTTTTTCTACACTCTGACCATTAATGTCCTCTAGATAAGAAGCACGTTTGTGGTCCTGTTTGTTAACTACCTGACGCTTTTTCCCCCATCCGGTATGCTCATTGAGAAAGTCCATATAACTCCCTACCATAGTCATTGTACCTGCGGGGTACAAATACTTCTTTTCAAAAGCCCCTATCACAGTCCTTGAGCCCCGTATAGTATTGTAGATGTTTGTGGCAATCCATCCGTTTTTGAAACTGAACCCCTTCCTACGTGCCTTTATTATACAAAGGTGGTATCCGCCATCCAAATACTTTATCGTCACTTCAAGACCGAGCTTTTTTAATTCCTCCTCGTCTATCCCGTTTCGGGCAATGTCAACAATCCAGAAGTACTCGTAATCACCATCCCAGAAATCAGGGAAAGAAATTGTTTTGGTGGCAGTACGCCGCCTTTTGGTCTTGGTTACTTTTTCAATCCCGGGGTCTTCGGTCAAACGTATCTGGGCAAAATTCAAATAACCATAATGGTGACCTGTTATTCTTTTTCCGCCTACAGAAAACCCATTGCGACAATACTCCAACTGTTTTGCCCAATACTCATAATGGGCAGAAGTTTTAGGAGGGTCATCGCAATACCTTCCATATTTCAGGAAGTGTTTTGCTTCGGTGCGGAAGAGCTCAGTATTTACCCACATAAGTATTTACCATTTATCCGCCGGGCAACTACATGAAGTGCAGAGTACCTTTGGGGCAATAACACACCCACACCCATTTACAAGTTTGCCCGTTTTAACGTTTGTTACTTTTTTGGCTGGATTGCACATACCCACAAAGTAAGCATCACATGCAATACAGATTTTAGCCCGTGTTTCTGCAAGCTCTTTTCTTTCCGGGGGGATATTGTCAAAGGCATCACTGAACAGCCCCCGCCATCCATCTACTATCTGTTTAATGCTCATTTTCCAGAAAGCTCCTTTCTAAGGGTTAAAATTTTTATAAAGTCAAACCCTTTTCTGTCAGAGTACAGGGAAATCTTCCCTACATACTCCAGCAGCTTATCTGAGCCCACCTCCTCATGCAATATTGTCAAGGTGTTGTGGTTGAGCCTCACCTTTTGTTTTGGCTCCTCTTTGGGGTCAATACCTTCCAGTGTAGCGATAAGCTCCTGGGGGGTCACTTCTTTCTTTTCTTCTGTCATATGATATAAGGGTTAAATTATTTTTCAAATTCATTTATCTCCCCGCCTCCACGGATTCTGCTGCCCCCGGACATATCTTTTCGGATACGGTCTTCGAGGTCCTCAATCATCTTTACATTCTTTGGTATTTGTTCCGCCAGGGAAAGTGACCGTGTAATCAGTGTAAGGGTATTGGCAAGATCATCAGCAGCAATCTCTTCCTGGGTCATTACATTTTCAATCCTTTGGCGTATTTTGTCCAGTACGTCCACAGACGTAAGCAAGGTCTCTTTTGTCTTCACAAGTGTCCTTGTCAGGGGGGTCTCAGAAAGTTCTATATAACAGTCTATGGCACTTTTGACCACTTTAAGCTTCAAGTCCTTTTCATCAATACCCAACTGCTCTTTCAGCCGGTGTTCTCTTTGGGAAAACGTGTATATCTGATAGGGGCTCCTAAAGTCATAGACCATATAGATAAACTCAAAAATAGTCTGTGCCCAGGACTTCGTCCTTGTCTTATCATACCTTATCAAGGCAGCAAACTGCGGAATAGTCTTTATCTCTAAGTTAAGTACTACCTTTCCGGCTTCTTCTTTGAATAATCCCATAATGATGTTTTAGCTCTTTTTAACCCTGCAACTATGTTTATCTTTTTCAACCGCTTAGGGCTTACAATAAACTTCCCTAAGTAAGGAAGGGCAACCCCCTCCATTGACCCGCTCTCCATTACCTGTTTGGTATAAGAAGATTGCGCCTTTACAATAGTCTCTACTTGTTTAACGGAGCAGCCTAAATTGTTGGCTACTTTGACCATTATGCTGTGTTTTATGTCCTCAGTCTCCATCTTTCAGGTTTACATGAATAAAAAATGTATCTGTGGATTTATTCGTAGGAATAATCGGATGATATATATAATGGGTATTCTCGCGATTTCTGAGAATCACATTCTTTCTGCGCAAAGAAATTATAAGGTTGTTCAAAGACTGGACGGAATTAAGCTTCAACATCTTGACCGCTTTTACACGGTCTTCTGTCTTGGCAGGTATCGTAGGATTAAGCGCAATAAGCACTTCCAGTACCTCTAACTCTTTGGGGGTAAGCCCCAGGATTCCGTTTACAATTTTCAGCTTGGTCTCAAGCAACTTATCTTTTGTGGCAGAAATGCGTATTTCTTTAACATTACCCCCTTTGTTGTTCTTCATACTCCTGTTTTCTTTTTAACTTTTTGTTTACCCTTTTTTTCAACAATACCCTTACAGTCTTTAGCTGTATGATGGCAGTCTTGTTATCCGCAGAAGGTCTCTTACTGTCCAGGTGGTACATGCGCTCTATAAGCACATTAAGTACCTCTTCATTTGTTGTGCCGGGCAAAAAATTACCCTCAGTATCTTTGCCGGTAAATTTGACTACCTGGTCCTGACCAAACCCCTCAAGGACATACTCTAACCCTGGCTTTACTATTCTCATTTTTAAACGTTATAATGTTTTCTTATCTGTGCAAATATAGGGCATTTAAAGATTTAAAAGAAATTTTATTATCTTTAAAACAGGCATTTTAAAGATATAAACCTTTTAGGAATAGCATACAAGCTACTCCTCAGTGTAAAGGTCTTCCATAACAGTATCCAGGATTTTTGTAAGCTTCCTTATTTTATCCGGTTCTGCTTGTTCAATATAAAAAAGGTAGTTTATAAAATCCTCATTACCTGCAAGATAAAATATATAAGGGTCAACAGGTGTACGGGTGTATAACTCATAGCTGATTAAATACTCCCGCAGCTCCACATAAAGGGAAAATTCTTCTGTAGAACTGCCTGAAAACCGTTCATGCAGATATGCATGGTAATCCTCAAAGAAAGAAAAGTTCGCTATCTTGGGAGAATCAGCGAATATGTTGATAATATGGGGCACTTCGGGAGAACCGTAATGGGCAACCGCCAGAGATACCAGCCACTTTATATGGGAAAAGAACTCAAGAATGTCCTCCTGGACAAGTTCGAAGTGCGTATACTCCGAAGAAATTTCGTGATCGCTGCACCAAAACTCATTGGGGACTTCCCACCCGGTAGAAAAATCAATATGCTTGGTTGCATACTCATACCTGACTGATACAGTCGTCCCTTTCTTAATTACATAAGTCTTCATATCTCTATGTCTGGTAAATCTGATAAATCTATAATGCTCTCGTAAATATCTAAACTTCTCAAGTACCCCAAAGTTACACTAATATCAGAATGGTCCATGGCAATCTTTACTTTGTACACAGACCCTGAATTCTTAAATATTTTAATAGCGGCACTATGACGGAAAGAATACAATGTCTGATTCTCTAATACCTCAGATGGATACTTTATCTTGAATACCCGCCACCTTGTAGAAAAATACCCAGGATTATACAACCTGCCAAAAATATAATCATCGGGCAATACCGTACCAAGTTTGAATACATCCACAAGAAGCTTAGAAACCGATGGGGAAACAGGAATGTTCCTTCCTTTTTTGTTCTTTGTATAATTGCCCGGCACTACCAACACACTGAAATCTTCAGAGAAGTACTTTCTCCTGAGGTTACGTATTTCAATATGAGGTCTTAAAAGTGTAGTGTACATAAGAACAACAGCAAGGTACAAATTGGGACAGAACCCCCGTATCAGGACCATAAGCCTGTCAACCTGCTGCTGGGTAAATGCCTGGTTAGAACTGGAACGGGAAGGCATCTTCTTTATCTGATTGACCGGGTTATCTGCAATATGCCCTAAAAGTACCCCCCTTGAAAATATTGCCCCCAGATGTGCCCGTTGAGCATTAAAGTACCCGGAAGATTTGTATGCATAAGAATTCAGAAACTTGTAAAGGCTAAGGACTGTGAAAACTTCTAAGGGGGTATTCTCAAGAAGCTCACCAAAGTACCGCTCAAGGTGTTTTCTTATCAGGGAAATATTCTTTTTGTACCGGAGAGAAACAGAAGTATCCCTCAGTATGCTCTCAACACTCTTTGCCAGCAGCTCCCTTGCATGCATCTGAGGGCTCTCATCTTTTCCAGGGAACCAACCAGAAGCTAACCTGGCAGAAACCTTATCGCGTAAAAGGCTAAAGTACTCCCGTTTGTTTTTAAGGGAAACCTCTTTTCCATTACCCCGTCCACTAATGCCAAACTCCTTACCATTGCTTATACGGTAAAATCGTTTCTTTCCCTGGGAAGAAGTGACACTAAAATACACCGACCATGTTCCGGTCTTAGAGTGTAAAATTCTTGGCTCTGAGTAAAACATTTTTACCCCCTATGGTAGCTCCTGTTGCAGACTTTATTTCTAATCAAAAACTTCTTGTTCTATTGCTCTGGGAATCAGCATTCTCTCCGTAGTTCAATGGATAGAATAGCAGATTCCGGTTCTGTCGGTTGGGGGTTCGAGTCCCTCCGGAGTCACAAAAATAGTTCTTTTACTGCCTTAAAGCAAAAAAGGAAGGGTGTTTTTCGAAACAATCTTTCGTTTACACTCTTCCTTTTTGTACCCCTTTGGTCATTCCCATTGCAGACTTATTGCAGAGGGGCAATCCATACTAATTTGGCATAACAGGTCCGAACACTGTTTCCAGCGAAACATAATTGTCCGGCTCCTCAGTAAGTATAAGCTCACCTGGGGGAACAACCATCATAAAAGGGCTAATCCTTTTATCCTGGAAAGTAAAAAAGTAGAAGGTAATACCTTCCTGCTTCTTAACCATTGCCTTTAGAACAACCTCCTCATCAGTGGGGATATTGTTTCTTTGGCAGGCAAGAAAAAACTGACGCTCCAGTTTATCATAAAGCCGCTGGGCAGACTCCGAACAAGTCTCTTGCTCCTGAATTAATTCTCTGAACTTTTTCATGTATTTAGATTTTAACGTTAACATTCCTATCAACCGTTGCCTTCACATGGACAAAATCATCCCCATAAGCAAACAACCGGTTACCCTTAAAAAAGAAATGAGGATTTATCCAATAACTTGACCCCTTATCCTTAGTAATAAAACTAAGCTTTCGAAGCTCCTCAATCCCATTATACACTGTCCTGGCTGAACAGTTCATACTCTTTGCAAAGGCACTCACCTTAATATTAACCTGATCTTCATTGTGCCTAAGTTTAAACATTATCAAATCAAGCAGCTTTCTTCCAGGAAGGGTCATAGCCATGTAGAGCTGTTTTGTTTCCGCAGACAAATACACCTTAACAGACTCTTCCTTGTCCAGCTTATACCCAGTCCTTATCTTAGTAGAACCGTCCGGATGGGTAACGATTTCATTACCCCTTGGGATACTCTCCGTAGTTATCAAATCCTTTGTCGTGCGAATAACCAAAGCCTCAAAACCTGCGTTGCGCACAAAGGGATTAATCCCCCTCCCCTTCTTAATAAGACTGCCTTTACTGCTCATATTTTCTTGTGATTTAGCTTTGCAAATATATGCAAAATTGCATTCTGGTGCAATTTTATGATACAAAATTTTTGAACAGTTTTGCAAAAACAGCCATTATTAGTGCGACTAAAGCGCTTTAAAATACACGTTTTTGCAAAATCGCGTTTCATAAAATATTAACAGATAGTGTTTTATAAAGAATTTTGCCAGTATATAGTAATACTAACAAAACGTTTTTAAAAACAATCAACATTCAACCTTTCAATCTTTACTTTTCATTACACCCTTGACCACCTAAAAATTCCCAACTTACAAGACTGTCTTGGGGGGTATATCTAAAGAGCATATAGTTGCTTAGAATACCTCCCCTAAAACCCTAAAAAAATATTTTAAAAAAATTTTTAGGTGGGAAAATAGGTGTGTGAGATGCATATATAAAATAACTCCCCCTACTCTTTGACGAGTCGGGATACCCCCGGCATAATTAATCACTAATACCTTATAAAAAATGGGAAAATTATTGAAGTTACAATTAGGCGGCACTGGCGTAGAAGTCACCAGTGAAAACGCTTTTGATTTGGGTGGAGCGAACCAGGGATTTGCCCTGTTAGCTTTGGCAATGGACATGAAAGTTAAGATGTCGGTCTTTAAGACTGATGACGGCAAAGAGCGCAAATACTTGTCTTCGGACACAGTACAGGCAATCTTCACCAAACTTGCTAAGAAAGCGGGTTTGGGCAAGGACGAAGAAGAAGATTAACGCTAAAGAAAGCCCTTCGGGGCTTTTTTATGTGTGTATGTATGTACCAACCAACACATCATCATCTTGAAGTATACCTCCTATATAATATAGGTGTATCAAAAAGGTCTCAACTGTGTTGGTTGGTTTGAAAAATACACACGAAATAAGCGCTAAAAAGAGAGGTGTAATGAGTGTAAGTGACTGAGTTACAACACTCACCCTCATCTTACCGCCTATTCACCATTAAGGTGATTACCTTATATACAGTTAGAGTTATGTCCTTTTCAATGACCTCTCTCTAATTTGTGTGTGCAAAAAAGAAAAATTTAACAACCAAAAAATACAAGAACATGACAAACGCTGAAGAAAAACTCTATCAAAAAGAGTGGGGCACTATGCTGCAAGAGCTCCAGGAAGAAGATCAAAGAATACGGCAAGACGAACAATTCTTAGAACTATACCTTGCCAATCTCGATAGAGTCAAAAGACCAAGAATCAACCGCAAACCAATTGCTTCTTCCGTTCCTGGAAGAGCATTGGCAGCAAAATAAGATTAGTTCCCCAATATCCTAACGGTGAGGGGAACTATTTTTTATTATCACTAACCTAAAAACTTGAAACCATGAAAGAAGTAAGAATTTATCTCACTCCAGAGGAACATAGTGCTTTGCACAAGCTTCCTAAAACTGAAGTTCCATCCTACACCACATACATTTTTTGGTGTGGTATACTTGCGCTAAGGGGGCTAAAACTCCCACACTCGATTTTTAATATCCCTGAATATTTACATTCGGGAGAGTTCAAATATGTAATCTTTAACTAGCTAAAACAATTGACGACGATGAAAAAATTTAATCAAACTATCCAAATCAGTGTGTCAGTAGACGACATAGCGAAAAGCTTATTGTCAAAATTTGACACAAGTTTCCCACATGCCGAACTCTTAACAGAGACTATAATTGGGAACTTAATGCAGAGAAAACATACAGTAGGTCTTTCACAAGTTTACAATGCCCTTAATGGGTATACCAACGAGATTGATTTCGAAGTTGGACAAGAAGTAATCTGTGAAGATGAAATGTATACTCACTATGCTGACATGAATGACAACAAAATAAAGTCCGGGTATAAGGAAATCGGTCATTGCAAAATCACAGAGATTGACATCTACAGGGACAACAAAGTCTGTGTAGAATACACCTTTGTCAATAAAGACCTGACTGACACCAAAGACACAAAGTGGGTTAATCATACAAAATGCAAAGCATACACTTCACTGGTATGATTCAACCACCGGATAGCTACGAAAGGGCATATCAGGCATGGGCGGACCTTATAGACATTTATGTGTCTAAGGGTGCTTCTGTGCCTGAAGCCATTTCCCTTGTTAAGAAGACCAACACTTATAAACAGTCTTCTGAGTTTGGGAAGAAAATATGTGAAGCTGCTTTTGATGCAGCAAGAGACCCTAAGAAATGGCTACAAGTGTTATGAAAACACCTGTGAAAATAAATACCCTCTATTTAGAGGCTACCTGTATCGGCATATCTCAACGAAAATGGGATATGCTGATGCAAGGTGCTACCAGAGCAAATAAGTCGGTAATTGACCGTCTTGTTAAACTCCATTTACCAGAACTGTATGCTGAGTTGTGTTTAAATTGTTATAACCCTTATAAGTATTACAAGACCAAAACACACCTCATACTGGTGCATTCAAGTGTAGAATATTTTTTACTTTATAATTGAGAACAGATATGAAAATAAGTAAAAGAAAAATCCACTTATAGATTGCCTGAAAAGAATGGTTCACTAAACTTGTGCAATCAAACGTTTTCAAAGTCCGAGGTCATTTTAGGTTACAGCCGAAAAAAATAAAGGACAAATGGACGCGAGATTTGATTTGGATTAACGAGTTTAAAAAGAGTGGATATACCCGTAAGAGTACTAAAGAGATTGTTGAAAACGCAACATGACATTAATTTTTTAATAATTAAACCTTTAACAAATGAAAAAAAAAGACCCTGTTTATGCAGAAATCCTGGAAACAACGGATTATGACATATTCCAACCTGTTATCCATAACCGCCAACACAACCGTTCTAAAGGCAAATACAAAGAATTAAAAAATTCCATTGCAAAACATGGTATGCTTGTTCCCATTGTTTGTACTTTCAGAAATGGTAAGTTTGAAGTCGGTGATGGATTCGGTAGGCTTAGTGCCGCCAAGGAATTAAATGTTCCTGTCCGGTATTTTTTCCATTTATCCTTTGAAGAGGAAGAAAAGCGCAGTTTAATTACAGATATTAACAACACACAAACAAGGTGGACTTTACATAACTATCTTGAGTGGTACATTGAGAACCCCGAATACGCATTTATATCAAGAATAGCTACACTTTACCCAAGCGTATCTATATCTGATATTATCTATGTATTTGGTGAGCAGAACACTTCAGCCAAATTTATCAAAGGCACGTTTAAATCCCTTAACAGGGCAAAAAATGAAGCTATTATAATGTGTCTGTCTCAACTTTCTCAATATAAGATTACCAAGTACAGAAGGACAAAAACAGCCATTGTACAAGTGTGTAGAGAGGATTACCCCATTCCAATGGTAGCCCAGGCAATCAGAGATTTGTCTGCTATGGGTATATGTGTTTCTGATTATGCTTCTGAAATAAAGGAGTTGATTGAAAACCGGGTTATATTCCTGCTTAAAGCAAAAAAGAATAAGAAAACAGCCGTTCTTCAAGACGCAAATTAATTTTAAAAGAAATATTATTTCGTATAGGCAAAGATTTTATATCTTTGTTTGATTGTAATCGTTCTTGTTTTTGGTTGAAGGGGAGATTGCCGATTCTTGGTGTTTCCCCTTTTTTAGCTCTTTGAAATAATGAAGTTTTTGGAAACGTAGCAAAGATGGTCTATGCCTCAGAGGACTGAAAAAAATCCTCAGATGTTGGTTCGATACCAACCGTTTCCACAATTCAAAGTGGATTAATTAGTACTAACTTAACAAAGGAGGTAAAAAAATGAAAAACCTTATTTTTCTTTTGGCAATTATGTTCAGCATGATTGTCGTTGCCGCTCCTTCTCAACTTGAAGCAAAATCAAGTATTGAGATGTCCATTGATGTTGATGTAGGTGAACAGTCAACATTAGTTTATGAAATTGATTCACCAGAAGTTTTGAATGTAACCTTAGTGCCCTTTGCCGCGAATTCGTGGGGATTGATTTATTCCCAAAATACCAGGGCTGTACGCACTACTGAAATGGTTACAGATATTTATAGCGTAAATAGGAAATATACATATTATAGTAGGCATGTGCTTACTTTGGGGGACCTGTTTATTGCTAAAAGTAAACCGATGATGTCGTTATACCGTGGAAAGCCCACCATTAGAGCTGACACCAACAACATCAAAGTTTCGTAATATAAAATAAAAAACGTGAACTTGAGAAATGTCCTGGGTGATTACACTTAGGGCATTTCTTTTTCGAAGGTGTAACTCAGCAAGGTAGAGTGTCGGCTACGTAAACATGCCGAAAGCCGAAGGTTCGATTCCTTCCACCTTCTCGAAAGGACGTGATATTCGTCGTATTCCTGAGCATGAAGACAAACTGCTCATTTTACTTTAATACCAATAAACAATGACAGCAGAAGAATTGTATCAAAAAGAATTTGGTGACGCGGATAGCGTACCAAAAGAATCAGTAATAAGACTGCTTCAACACTTTGCGAAAGTATTGAAAATGGAAAGGGAGCAATCTTTACGTACACACAATGTTGCAGGTCTAAGCAAACAATGCGAGCATCCTTGGGCTTCTGTATTAGGAGATGGCGAAATGTCTCCCGCAAAGTGCCTTAAATGTGGAAAGTGGCTTTAGCTCACATTGCTTTAACGGTCGAGTGTAGCCACATACGGAACTTTGAATTAAAAACGGTTTTAAAAGCAAAATATTTATGAAAGCAATTCATTTTTATAAGTTTATTAACGAAAACGACATTGAGTTTCATTGGTGCGAAAACAACGAAACCAAAGAGCGTGATGTTGTGTTTTTCCCAAGTTACCGGCAGATAAAAGATATGGCAAAATTACTATCAATTACAGATTTTGATGATGGAGGAATACGTTGTCGAATGAAGGATGGCTATTTTGCTTTTTGGGCATCGCACATATTAGAGGCACACAGAATCGAATTAACTGACATATTTGGCGAAGATAAAAAAGAAAGACGAAGTTTTAGAATCACTTTGTTATAAAGTGGTAGAGCCGATGAAGTAGCATTACGCCTAACGTGTCGCAGCTACCCGTCAGGGCAGGATTAGAAAGCACTAAACTATCAAATTATACAGAACTATGAAAAAAGAACAGAACAGTCAAGAACCACAAAAAACTGCCTTGCGGGTAGGTGCTGTTATCGCTTCGGGTTTTTGTTAAATTTGTAGTAACTTTTAAACCTTACAAAAAAATGACAAAAAGAGTAAACGAGTTAAAAAAAAAAG